CTACCCCTTACCAAAAAGTGAAAGCCCTTTTTGCGCAGACTGAATAACAAACAATGGATTTGTAAGCGTATCACTCCATGAATCCTGAGTTGAAGTCCGGGATGACGTAAAACTACGAGCCTCTGCTTTAGCTCTATCTACATCGTATTCCCATGCCTTCATTTCACTTTCATACCGGATATCGTTCATCGTATCCTGCGCATAGGCCCTGTTATTTACCAACAGATCAAGGGCACTGCCTGAAGCAAGAGATACATTATTTGCTGCAAATACACTTTGCGTCCGACCTTCAGACTGAAGGTACTTCCGCCGCTCTGCATTCATTTTCCGATCACCTTCAGCACGGGCATGGTTTGCTCGTTGCTGAGCTGCATAGGCATCAACCGGCGCTGTGTTTACAGCCGAGCGACTTATTTTCACCTTCGCGCTCCCCTGATTACTTGAGACTGCCGAAGCAGCAACAGCCAACAATGCTCCAACCCCTGCTACCGAACACATACCAAGTCCTCCTTATAAAACTCATAAAATGGTATTCCAAATGGTCCATATGGAACTGTATCTTGTGCCAAAGTAAACCCCATGCGACGAAGCCATTGAATAGAATTTTTATTACGAGCATCGACCATGTTACGAAGCACTGGATAACCACGATGCATCAATGGCAAAAGTTCCAGCGGCCAACGTAAAAAAGCCTTCGTATCAGAACAAATGTCATCAGTTCCAAGCATCCACGGTTGTCCTTCGCAATCGCTTTTTATTGATGGGGCTACACCAATGACAGCTGCAACGACATCATGTATTTCAGCACACCAAAGCATCGTTGAATATTGCGCACATGCCACAAGCACCTCATCCGGATTATGTCCGTAAGCAGCCCATACTTCGTCATAATCCTGTTTTCGTAAACGGCCCTGCAACGCAATAGCATCCTCGACTCCTCCCTTACGAACAATCATCGCTCACCCATCTCAACCTGCATTGAATATGAGAGTAATGTTGCCGGAAGCGGCTCACTCTGCCTGAAAACAACATTTGACTGAATTTCATACCCGCCATTAACTTCAACAACCGTCTCACCACTAAACAGCGCCGGAGCTAGATCCAGTCCTGCATCTTCGCGCAATGCCACCGGCTGTGGAGCAGTACTTCCTACTCCGACTTGAAGACCGGCAGTCTCATGCACATGCAAACTTACCCTGCTGACTCTTCGAGTTCGTCCTCTGCTACTCCCGCTTTGCAGTATAACTTCCTGCTCCATTGGAATTAATTCCGATGTATATGGCAATCCAATGTGCACAACAGAAGCAGCATGTGACAAAGTAATGCTGCCTTCTGAAACCACTTGGGGCGGTATCACAAACCCGTCTGCTAAAGCTTGAATACTTTTCCCTTCAAGATGCTCCAAACCTGAAAAAGTCTCTGCCTTCTCTCCATGATAGCTTACGCCTGAATCAACAAAAAACTGCTCTTCTATGCCGTTGACACCGTAGGGAGCCAACCGCTCAACATAACGGCAGTTTTTTCCATTAACGACACGGGTCACAACACACCACAGTTCATCGCCCCTATCTCCATGAATACAGCAGACGGATTCAAAATATCCTTCAGACGAATGTTTATGCCATCCGATAACATCATGTTCACGCTCATAGGTGAACGCAGCTAAGGAGCCATCAGACAACACGCACCAGACAACAGAATACGGCTCTTGCTGATATGCCCATGACACAACAGGATTGTCCTTAAGCAGGTGTTCGGAAAGGATAGAAAGCTCCGTCCCCATATAACCATCTTTTTGCAACGAATACTGAAGCTCACGAATCACTTTACCGCCTTGTTGAAGAAAAAGAATGTTTTCTCCCACAACCAACGGCGCTAACGGCGCTGCCCCGATCACACTCTGCCGCTCAAACTTAATAGATGAAGGAGTGACGGCCTTGTTCTCACCGCCACTCAAACTCCATTCGCTACCAGCGGTACCTACTATGAGTTGACGCCCCGGAACCATCCATTCAATCTTGTTAACCCGTTCTGCTGCTATTGTTGCAGCGACACTGTCATCATCACGCAATGGATCAGAAATATTAAAATTATTATAACTGCCAGATTGGCTCATCCAAATAGTCTGCGGCTGGTTGTTGGTTGCGGCAAAACACAAACGTTGCTGGTAAAACTGCACAGAGCTCGGATATTCATCAGCGCGCTGAAACATCGTGCGGTATATGGGAAAACCTTCCGAAAAATCAGGGCTAGCGCCCCTGTCCACCCACTTCCTGCTTTTGGCCTGCCCAACAAATCCAAATTTTCCAGATTCATTCCAGCATTTATATACAGCATATATGGCATCATTATGTTCTGACTCCCATGTAAGCGTGATGGAAGATTCTACGGAAATTGTTTCCGGCCCCTGAAGGGTTATTGCAACAGACGGTTCACTTTCTTCTCGAGTAAATGGATCAATAGCAGTAACAACATACGAATATTCTCTTGAAGCTGTACCTTTTTTAGTCACTTCCAAATCTGTCGGAGGCTTCATCCGGCTCCCTAAAACAACCCGCTCAAGGTGCCACAAAGCGTGTCCCGTTCGACAAACTTTATATGGAGGACAGGAGGCACTGGCGACAAACAACACATCGGCAGACTGGCACACAGAAAGTGAATCTACGATGTCACTCGTCCAAGGAGTACCTATTTCTATAGGTCGCCCCGTAAGATTTGTCACAAGCCCGCCATCCTTCCATACCCGCATATATTTATTGCCAAATTCCAGAACGTACGCCTGATCTGCATTAAACGTAAACGGGACAAGTCGGACACGCGCCCCACCGTCACGGCATTTCCCCAAGAATTGAAAACCGGGACGCCTCGATGCAGGCCCATGAGGAAGCACCATCATATTATGCAATTTTTTACATCCGTTGCCATACCGAACCTGATCAGTACGCGCTCCCATAAGCGGAGACAGCTCTCCCCCGTTAAAATTGTTCTGTATAACAGTAACTGCACTCATTTTATTCTCCCCTGTCACTCAGCCCCGTCAGAACCTGCTAAAGAAACTGACTAAAGGGTTCTTGCCTGTAGCCAGCCATCCGACTCATCAATCTGCTGCACACCTTCCGCACCATCTACCGCCGCAGCACGCGCAAAAGAATCAACAAATTTGCTGTACATGGTTTGTTCCAGCTTTGCGCTGTTCATCAACGGCACAGCCAGTTCTGCGGCGAGTTTTCGCGCCATGACCTCTACAAATAAAGCAGGATATAAGGCAGGATCAGTCACACGAACAGTGATAATCGCCTTGGCAGGAGTACTGTCGGTGTACAAGACCCGCCCTTCCACCACCTCAAAAGGTTTACTGTCCTGCAACTGCCGTACACCGATGCAATCCGCGGGCAACTGATAGGCGCAGGCGAAATAAAAGGGTGGTGATTCCGGCAACTTTGGTAAGCGTACATAGCGGGTTGCAAAACTCCAGTGATGTGATTCAAGCAATTCATCACGCACCTCTGCATACAGTTGATTACATAACTCGGCACCACGTGTATTTTCTTCAAGTGAAACAATCGGGCTCCCCCCTACGTACTGTAACCCTTTATTACAAATAGAGATCACTGACTTCATAAAAAGCTCCTGTTCCAGCATCCACAAATGTCCAGAAAGCAAGCACTGCTCTCTGGACATTATGAATAACGCTAAGTGCTACAACGCAAGACTAATTAACGCGGCAGGAAGTCGCAGAAAACATCCACGGTTCCAACTATGCCTGTTTTGTTTGTGGAAATACGGCAACGCACATGCTTTGGAGCATTAGAAGCTACCGGCAGACGGGCAAGTTCGTCCCCCTCCTTATATGTTGTTACATCGGCAGACGTCGTTACCACGTGGTTCACAGGCATAAGTGTAAAAACACTTTTATCATCACTACCTTCAAGCTGTAACAACACCTGAGTTTCTGCCGGAATGCTCACCTCATCTGCCGCAGCCATTACCACTTCAACAGCCCCCATTGTTGAACCGGCTTTAATAGAGCCCCCATTACCCACAACACCTGAATTAGAAGGAAGTGTCTGCGCCTTTGCCAAATACTCACCATTTACTCGCAAGGTATGTTTGTACATAGTAATCTCATCTTTTTTGCGTTAGACAGTTCGCGCTGCTTCAGTGCCGTCAAGGAAGTTGTACGAGGTCACAATTTCTACACCGTTCCAATGTGTGATCTGACGATCAAGATCTCGACCACTAGGAAGTACCTGAAGAGACTTGCCCTTATGTTCATTGAGCAACGTCTGCGCTTTCCCGTGCATAAAGAGATAGGTGGTACCAGAAGTTGCGCGCACGTCTGCAAGCAAATCGTCAATCATCATGGCAGTTGGAGTATTTTTTTTATTAATGTTAACCAACGCGGCAACAGAATGCTCATTGGCAATCTGCAAGCCGAAGTATGCTTTTAGACGGCAACCGTAGCAAAGTACGCCTTCATGCTTACCGGAAGATGCCTTATAGAGCTGTCCCCCGTTAATGGGCTGCACATCAAGTAAGGTTCCCTGCTTGAAGCTTTCGCTTGAATAAAGACCGGTTGTCTCGCCGGAAACAAAACGTACCGCAAGAACTGAGTAACAATCGTCTGAGGTTGCACCTGCACTTACCATACGCTTGTTATCCGCAGCCCAACGCAGGAAGTTATCGTAAATGATACGCTGTTCCGCAGCCATACCGGACTTACGGATAATCTTTGGAAGCTTACGGGCAAAATAAGCTTCTTTATTACCGAACATGCGCGCTGTGTCTTCCGGACACTCGATTTCCCCACCGAGAATTGAAAGATCTACTTTTTTTAAATCACTCGTTACATCGACTCCGGGAAGCGGTGCATTCATTTCAACCCATCCTGCACCTTCGACATCTGTCACTTCTTCATACATATTCCACAGACCATGGGACGCTTCTTCAAAAGGAATGACCCCCAGTACCGGTGCTTCTTCTGTTAAACTGTCTACCTGCTGTGGCTGTTTTGCGCTGTGAACTGTTGCAAGTTCTTTAAGTGTCGCACCCATAATTATCCCCTCCTAGCGGGTTTTAAATACTTCATTACGTAGAAAATCCTCAGTGGACATAGAACGGGGAGTAGCGCCACCGCCTGCGTGCGGAATAAAATTTTCCTCTTGAAGCAAGTCTCCGACACACGCCATCATCTCCGCGAAAATGTGATTATTCCCCAATCCGGCTTCAAGCATCGGCTGTAACCTACCTCCCAATTGAGTATTCAGAGCACGTACAGCACTGTTTGCCACAGAAAGACGCTGTTCAAACTGCCCTTTCCATGGCCCACTCTCCAGAATATGCATGGACAGTTCGCGCTCGGCATCCATCTGCCGCGCCTGCTCTTTCAAATAGAAATCAACAGCCTGCTGTGCCTGTTCATTATTCAAACCGCAGTCAGCACAGAACGCCTGATAATTATCCAAGAGTTCCTGACTTACAGGCATATCCTCTGGAAACTTCACGGCGAACGGCTGAACGTGTCCCTCCTGAGAGACCTCTGTGCCCAAAGCGCTCCCGTTCTGGCTACGTCCTTTCGGCTCAATGCCCTTCGAAACAATATTTCCTGTGCTCTCTGCACCCTGCTGAGATGCTTGAGTTTTACCGTCTAGTACGGTGTGTCCCGAATACCCCGTTCCGCTTGGCTGCTGGGAAGTCGGGGGGGCACTCTGTCCCGAGCCCTGTCCATCTTTTGAGCCAGATGCAAAGGCATGCCCCGTTTGGGCAAGCTGCCCCATGTTTGTACTCCCCTGCGGTCCGCCTCCCTTATCCGCCTCTGCCCCAGTTCCATTTCTATCCATTACGGTATGCATATCTATCCTCCCGTTTCGACGGCGCTAACGAGTACCGTTCGTTATTATTCCGGCTGTCATAGTTACAGTCAGTTTATCTCTGCCGATGCCCACTCCTGTGAAAACTGAAGTTGTAACCGTACATGACAAACCGGATCTGCCAAGGCGACATCTGCCATACGGTCACGGGCATATTCCAACAGCGCAACCCGTTCCCGCATATGCTCATCCCGTGCAAGCCTGTTATTCATACACGCTTCATCCAGCCACATACGCAACACCCGCACCCCTGCTCCTGATTCAAGCCGCAACACTTCCCGCAAATCTTGCAGATATGAGATCATTCGTGTTTCTGCATCAGCACTTCGGGCATGTTCCATTCCATAGTCTTCTGCAAGAAGCCGCGATAATTCTGTTTCACTTAGATCGCACAGCCCTTGCAATTCCACATCTGCATGCATTCGTTCTCCGTACCTTAGCGTCCTGTAAACGTCAGAGCTTCCTGTAGAAGTTTTTGTGAATCTTCCCCTGCCCCTCCGCCTACGGTTGAAACAATTTTTTCAAAGAGTTCCGGAGACTCTTTGACTGTACTCACAGCAGATGACACTGCACTTGCCAATCTTTCGATTTGCTCCGGAGCCTGAAGTTCTGACGCCTGCGCCTGTGCAGCTTCACGCCGCGCGGCAACATCTTCGTCAGATCGAAGAATTCTTGCCGGAACACCGGAAGTTGAAGCAAGTTCATCCACACATTGATCGAAATCCAATTTATCCAGAACGGATGGTGCAACTGCTGCCATTCTTCCAACCTGTTCCGTCAACTGACGAATAGCGTTGGAACCAGCAAGTTTTTGTGCCTGAGCAAGTACGGATACATACTCAACCTGCAACGCTCTGCCTTCCAGTTCCTGCGGAGCGTCCGGCATCCGCCCGGAACGTTGCAGCACTCCAAGCATTCGCGCCAGCAACGGATCGAGAATTTCTGTCTGATGACGCTCAATTACAGGCCCGAGCATGACCATTTTTTCCTGACTGCGCTCGAGCACCTCTGTTGCAGTAATGTTGCTACGGTCTTCACCTGTGAACATTAAGAACAGATCATTAAAAAAGCCTTCACGAATCCCGCGGCGCACATCATCAATTTTGTATGAAACAGCCTGAATATCAGGATTAATCTGATACAGAGGAGACACGGCATCCTGTTGTGTACTATTTACAAAGTTCTGCGCACCAGGAATAAGATTTAAACGCTGCTTGTACCCAGCCGGAACACGCATTGGTGGATTAACTACCTTATGCACAGCAAGAAGCTGACTTTTCGCCATCTCTTGAAGCATTTTCACATCCGGCATCACATCCATTGCAGGTGAATACCCATAGGTATCCATACCCGTCACATCCCACCTTCCACACAGATGCGGAAATTCCATGAAGCCACTCTCATTCAAAACAGTCGTGGCATCTGTCCCCATTTCAAACGTTATGGATGCCCACGGCATATTTCTCTTACCCGCAAGTACTGGTTTACCTGTACCTTGCGTAACAAAGCTCTTGCCTTCCCGTGGGCACACCAGATGCCCTATTTCAATCATGCTGTAAGGATCACGGGAAAGCATCCGTCTTGCGGTTGCGGACAAAGTCTCTTCACCAAACTGCGCCGCTAACTGCCGTACTGTCATTTTAGTACGGCGGAGAACGGTATCGATCTTTCCGTAACGGTCTGAGGCCCATGCAAACTCACCACATGTCAGGCACGAAAAGCTGAAAAGCTTTTTTTCGTCCGAGGCCATATACATATCTGCTGAACCGTATGCGGCCAGCTCGGAATACATATTATGGGCAGCCTGATAAAATCCGGCATGTGCCAGTTCATTATATATGCGGCTCTCAACGTCATCGAGCCACAATCGAACCGGAGCATACTCCATCAACTCCTTATCAATAAGCCGCAGTCGAAACCACGGTTGCGCCGGAGAAGTAAGCCCGCTCTGCATCCCTGCCGCAAGAATCCGGATAGCCCGCGATGCGGTTCCGTCGATAATCTTTTTGCTAAAACGCGCGCTGCTACCGGAGTCGGAAAAAGAAAAGGTGCCCTTATGCGGAACTATATAATATGATACATCCCGCCACGCAGACTCCCACTCCTGCCGTTGTGCTTCCAGAAAAACAGCCGTGTTCCGGACAGCTTTAAGTAATGATTGCGACATAGTTGTTCCTTCTACCTGTACTCCGAAATGCCGCCATCGGTTGTTCCGGACAGGCTTGCATAGTCTTAACTGCCAAGCAGGGTGCTTTTCTTCAGCCGTGCTTCAGACTCATCCCCCTGAGCGCTTGTCAAAATAGTTGCACGTCTGCCATCTCTACTGGCCTGACTGCTTTCCACACTGGAGTACAAGTCGGCCTTGCTCACAGTGTTCTCTTCCTGCACGGGAGGCGCCGCTGGAGGCACCGGTGCAGGTGGTGGAGACGAAACTGAAATTTTGCCTTTTCCTCCGCCCATCTCAACTCTCCTTACATTTTAGATAGCTGCCGGTTGTACTAGTTCATACCATCAAACAATCTAATCAACTTCGCCAAGTATGATCACATCGAAATAGACAACCAGCAGCAGGTCTAACCTTTGAAAATACCTTCTGAAACGACAAAAGTCGTCTTGCGTTCTGCACGCAAGGCGACTTTACTGCATGTTTTTTTACGATTCGATGAAACAAGGGTGATGCCAAGATGATGGCATGGTTCCCCACGTACGTAAGAGGGGTGGACACTATATGAGACGCGTCATCCACTATCATCATGTTAAAAGATGTAAACAAAGGGTGATGTGTATAACAAAAATCACATTGTAACTATTCAACTATGTCTAATTCCATTCAAAAAAGAGGGGGTAGACAAGCTTTATCTAAGCAAGTAGTGCATTCAGGCATTCGGAAACGAGAAAACACTT